CTAGCGACTCCTCGAGGACGTGAGTCTTAATTCGGTAATCAGGATTTTCTTGGGCGAATTGCTTAAAGCGCTCCCAAGTTCCAACATAATCATCTAGGTAGTTCGACATTTAATTGCTCCCTTGTTGCTACGCTGTGGAGTCCATCCATCAGCTGTTCTTTTAATGAATAGAACTGACCGTCAGGCCAGTTTTGTAAATCAGCAGCACACTCCAAACAATAGAAGCGCACTTGATTTCTTCTCATCGGACTAGCCGATACGCATTTCCAATACGCCATCTTCATTGCGTTTGGATGCCAGTTATTTCCCTTTACTGTTCCCCAACGTTGCTTGCAATAATCGCACCATTGGTCTTTATTTGTGTTACGCAGTAGGGTCAAAGTCGCCCCAATCGGTAAATCGGAGCTGACCCAATATAGTGGAATATCCGAGCAAATCGATAATCGAATCTTCCCTACTCGGGCTTTCCACAAGTCGGCTGAGTTTGACCGCGATAAATACCAATGCCAATTCAGATGGGTCTCTGAGCTGAATACCGAGAGTTCGGCAGATGTTGTAAACGCGTAATAAGTGACATCTCGGATCACCATACGCGAACCCTCTTTCCCGTAAGGTGTCGCCAGCAATCTCAAGCCACTCACTTAACGAACGGTCGGCTAATTCGTCCATCCTTCAGCCCCCTTTCATAACCTTTACGAAAACATTCATCTTGGCGTTGTTCAGCTTTATATTGCTGATAGAGGATAAAGGCCAATAGTCCGTAAATAACTAAATTACTTAACATCGGCACTCACCCCATAATTGTCAAGAAAATAGGCTGACACTTCGGAGTGTGAAAGCCTCCCCCGAAGCTGTTGCTTACCCATCTTCTCCCTAGCGTATCGACGGATGATTGAGCCTTTAACCCAATTTGTCCCATCCGTCCAAGCCCCGGCAGTCGCATCAAAGCGAATTACCGCAACTTTATTTATCATTTTGCTCCCGTTCTGTAATCCTTAAATGGATTTACTAGATAAGGGTAAGCAATTAAATAGATTTAGACAAGTAGCAAGGTGGCGTGTCGGCAATTTAGAAAGCCGACTTCCTTTTGTATCTGCTCAGACCCGGCAAAATCGGTCTTTGTTGGCAGGTTCCTTAAAAGCCATTGTGGAGCCTCTAGAGCCCCTAAGTCGAACTGGTAGACACCTTTGGGCGTAGCGTTGATGTAAAGCGTCCTAGAGCCCGTTCTAGCCCTTATTTCGGCCAAGTAGTCCCATTTCTTACGTTCTATCATTAACTCGTCGTAGTGGGTTCTACGGCATTTGAGCTCGATATAAGCGTCTGAGGTTATGCCGTCAGCTCGGTCGGTCGCTGATAGTGGCGTTAAGTCCGGGAATTCGGCCTTTAGCGCCTCAAATAGTTCGACCTCTCGGAAGTAAATTAGATATCTTCCTCGCCGTCTTCCCAACCGATTTTCTTGATTGGGTCAGCCGGATCTACAAACCAGTCCGGCCAAGAGTCGCGCTCCATAGCAAAAGCCAGAGCGAAGTCAGCCTTCCAACCAGCTGCTAAAGCTGCGTCGTATATGGCTTTTGATTCGATAAATCGTTGCTCAAGTTTAGTTGGGAATGGGTTGGCTACTGTGCGAGGCCGACGGACGGCTCGCTTTTTTGGAGTCTTTTTAGCGACGCGTCTTCTTTGTGCCATTTGTGACCCTTTCCCTTAAAGCAATTTCAAGGGTCGATTCTAACTTATCGAGTCGCGAAATCAGCGGAAGGTTTTCGAGTTTTATGATGTAGCGAAGTCCGGCTATTAGTAGGCCAATAGATCCGAGGACGGACGCTACGAAGGCCGCTATGTTATTTGCGTCCATACTGCGGAGAATTCTTGTCTGCCCAGCGTAAAGCTGGAGCTGTGATAGCGCCGATTAAAACTGCGTATTCGGGAGCAAAGTCAAGCAAGAACGACACTCCGAGAGTTACGCCAGAAGCGACTACTGCGAGGCAGTAATCCTTAAAAGCCTCTTTGAATTGTGGAGTTTTGATTTTCTCAATTAACGCTTTCATTTGTCTCCTTAGGGTTGAGCTGAAAGAACGACCCGTCTTTGTCGCCTAGGGTCGTAAAGCTGATGTGAATATGCGAGCGGTGAGGATTTGTGCCTTTGTATTTTCTCCATCGCCATCGAAGGATTGAAGATGCGATTCGGCCGTCGTAAATAACGTATTTGATTCGCTTATCTCCGCGTTTAGCACAAAGTCTAATTTGATTGGCGAGTGTGTGAGCTTCTTCAGGATGGGCATTTAAGTCGCTATCTATATCGATGGCTCTGACGATTCCATCCACCGGGATATGATCCGAAGTAGGAGAATTGGAAAGGTGACGACTATCAGCAATCCAGCCATCAGAGCGCCTAGAACGCGAAAAATAGTCATCGTCAATCTGCTCCCTTAATTGAACTCCAGCTTTACAAAGTTTGGGCATCTGAATCGGGAAGGCTGTTTGGATATTCGACTTCGGCGTATTCCGGCGCGTTATATTTCTCGCAGACTGCCGTTCCCCAAATATGTGCGCCTTCTTCTGAATCAAACGCACCCACTTCGTCAATCTTCTTTGTGCCGGATTTGAGAATGACTTTGAAGTCATCAGTTACTGAGTAAGAAAGTGCCATAATTGCTCCTTAAAATGAAGTAAAGATTCCGAAGTTGCTTGCATAAATAATACCAATCGCACCGACAAAGATTGCCCCTGTGTGTGATTGAAGAAACGGAGTTGTAGATCTTGTCATCATAGGGAGTAATTGTCCTGGATGAATTGTGGTCGTTGAACTCGTTGCCGGAACTAAACTGCCAAAATAACGAGTGTTAGAAATGTAAAGTAAATTATTGTAATAAAAATATGTCCCGCTTCTGATAGCCTCGCCTTGATGGGGGTTTGTGTAAGCCGTAGTAGTTCCTAGAGTTGTGCTTGTGCTGTATCTTGGTTCAGGAGTTGTCCCACCAACAGTTAGATTTCTTGTGCCATCCCAAGCAATAAAAAACTCGCGATCACCGCTACCTGTTGCTCCAGCAGTCCAAGTTCCTGAAGGCGTTGAAGCGTAAAGATAATTATTTGTTGAAGAATCTGCCACAACAATCCAATTTGTCCCATTCCAAGCGACATCATAATATCTTGCTCCAACTGTAAGAGTTTGGCTCTTTCTCGTCCAAGTAATGCCATCCGTGGAATAAGTTATGCCGCCTGTATTTGTAGAGCCGCCGCCGCCGCCCACCGCAACCCAAATTGAATTGGCATAAGTCACCGCCATAATGTCATTGGTGCTCATATTTGCGGTTCGAGCAGTCCAAGTGATGCCATCTGTCGATGTAGATAACAACCCACTTGTTCCGACTATAACCCACAAACCATTACCATAACCGACACCATAAATGTCATTCGCGCCAAATCCTGATGTTCTTGAAGTCCAAGTCGTCCCGTTTGTTGAAGTATAAAGAGTTCCTGAATATCCAACTGCAACATATAAGCCTGAACCATCATAAGCAATTTCTTGCATAGAAAGTGTGTTTGCTTGTCGGTGCGTCCAAGTGAATCCGGTTGCTGGTGTCGCCCATTTTAATCCTGTGCTTTGTGTGCTGTCGGCTGTAAGCACTTGCCCATTTGTTCCAACTGCTAAGCGCGCTGGAGTGTCTGCTGCTGTTGCAGATATTAAATCGCCTTTTGCATCAACTATCGAATCTGCTATTTGTGCATCAATTTGAGTTTTAAGAGTTGAGTCGATTGCTGATCCAAGTGAACGTATCGCGCTGGCTCCATCCTTAACTAACGCTGTATCGTCAGGCGTTGTCCAGCCGTAATTCGTAGTCGTTGCCATTGTTCTCCTTTAGCTTACTATTGTAGCGTCTAGCCAAGTCATAGTTTGGTCTATTGTCTGCCAAGTCTCGGTGATTGGAACGTTATTCCAACGGAAGGCTTGGAGAGAATAAGAAATAGGTGAGACATTGAGTTCTAGGGATAGGCGGTTATAACCAGCCCTCCAAGTCCAACCTTCGACGAATCCTTGGAATTCGCCTCCCACCATATTTGATGGCAGGTTTGTAATGTTAAGCGGTAGACCCATAAAGACTTCAAGCAAGGTGTCTCGGTCTGCGTTGTCAATCTCCGGGCTACCAATTTCAAAAGTTATTCGGCTCATCTCGAATTGTGGATAGGCTCTAATCTCAAGATAGAAGGCGGCTTGGGCGTTTGCGTCTGATTGCTTCTTCAAGGTTGTTGATACCGTAGCCGCTAACTGGCCGTAATCGGCAATAGACGCGGCATCTGAATCGGTAACTGAGGAATTGCCTGAGCTTGTGTAACTAATGGTAATTGAGTTGCGAACGTCCCCAGCGCGCTTGATTATGTTAAGACCCGGGCCAGTTGCGTGATTGCCGTCCAGGTCGACATAACCGTTGGCGGCTAGGTATTCGCCTCGGCGAGTTGAATCGGCATAACCGATGCGTCCTTGTGCGTCCTCATATAAATACCCAAGCCCTGAAGTTGCTAATCCGCTTACTACCGCATAGACGTTATTTAGGACGTTATTCTGCGAGTCAAGTTCATAATCGCCCGGTTGGTCGATTTGACCCAATCCGCTATTTTGAGCATTGGCCCAAGTTACTGTTGGGTCATAAGTATTCCAAGTTAAGGAAGCTGAAACTTCGTTCCAAGTGTCAAAGAGAACGCCGGATAGAACTGCGTAAATCTGGTCGCCGTCCATATCGCTTGAGATATTCCCGTCAAATATGGCTCGAGCTAATCGGGCAAGAGCTCCAACGGCTACTATGTTAATTCGCTGGCTTAAGGCTGTTAATCCGGAGTTGGCTACTTCGACGCTGAGATCGGTGATAAAGCCGCCGAATAGGTAAACGTAAGTTCCATTGGTCTTTTTAACTTCGACGCTTACCGAATCGTTAATCTCAAAATTGACGTTAGATTCGTTAGTCTCTAAAAGGCTGAGATTGCAATAGCCAGCTTGAGGCTGTTCGTAGATATTGGTTCGGCCGCTAGTTATTGTCATCCCGGCTAAAGTCGCAGATGTGACGGTTGACCCGTTGACCTTTACGCGATATTCAGGATTCCAAAGAGTCATAGATTATTTGAATAAAGCGCTGTATCCGCCAGCTTGTCGTCTTTCAACGCTATTAAGGGCATCAACAACTGCTCGGGCAAATCCCGTTTCATCTATGACGGAAGGAGCGTTGACGCTGATGTTGATTGCTCTACCAAAGCGTAAATCTTCGGCTGATGTTTGATTCATTGTTGCAGGAGATTCGCCGGTCAGTTGAGCAACTAATCCTTGAAGCATTGCAAAATCTCTTTCAATATTTGATAAGGCTCTTCGTTGACCCGAAGTTCCTCCACCTCTTGTGCCACCCACCGAGCCTGATAATCCGGCAACCGATGCGCCAAGACCACCTAGTGCTCCAACAAGTCCACTCAAAGTAGTCGAACTAGCTGCGCCGCGACCGAGACTAGATCCTGTGCTCATTTGGAAATTGCCTACTGCACCACCGCCACCGCCTAGCGATAAAGCGTTGATGTTGCCGAAAGGTAGACGGTTATATTGAGCAATGAGGAAGTTGATAGCATCGACGGCATTTTGAACCAGCGCTTTAATTTCCGTTACTACCCGGCCAATTATGTTAGTGATTGTCGCAATGGCTTTACCAACACCTTCAATTGCGCGAACTAAAGTAAACTCAAATAATGGAACTAGATAATCTTTTGTAAACTGCCATAAGTCTCTAAGAGCTTCTTTGTTATCCTCAAAAGCCTGTTTGATTGGCGCTAAGGCTCTATCTTTCGCCTCAATAAGTAATGGGATGAATCTGTTTACAATGTAGTCAATAAACCCTTTTACCGCCGGGAGTAATGCTTCTCCAACGGATTCTTTGGCTTCATCAAAACGAACTCTCAATCGATTTATTTGACCCTCTA